TATATTGATTCTCCTTTAGGATGGGACGGCATTACACCGTCCCATTGCCTATTAAGCGGTCTGCGGACGATCAGGCAGTGTCATGATGTCAACAACGCTGTGAGATAAGCCCGTGCTGTTCCAATTCGAGCTCCCAAAAGTCCAAGTACCCGATGTCGTCGAGCCGCCCTTAACCACGTGGTACGCGAACGGAACCAGGGTGTCGGGCAGCGCCGGGAAGGCCGGAGGGATCAGGAAATTCCCGGCGTTATCCAGGCTCTGCACTCCGCCGGCGGCTACCTTGACGTTGCCGGAAGCGTCCAGACACCACAGTGCCACCAGTCCTTGATTGGCGATAAGGGTAATAGCGCTGCCCGACACGGCATCGGTAGTGGGTGTAGTGCCGCCCGATACCTGCGCCTTGCTGTAGGCCTTGCCGCCTATGCTGTAACTTTGCGCAGCAGCACCGGTTGAGAATGTCGTCGCACCACCCGAGATTCCGGTGAGTCCGGCCTTGGTGGTGACCAAGTTTGTCGAATTAAGTCTATCCATCGTGTTATTCCTCGAAATTAAGGCGGCTCAAGACCGCCTATGGATTAATGGTTGAGATCGTCGACACCGACTTCAACAACGGCCATCCAGCCGGCATTGAGGACCGTGGCAGCGGAGTAGAACTTGGCACCCACATAGCCGCGCTGGCCAAGGGGATCGTTCTTATCCTTCTGGCCGGGCGGAATCCAGGTGGGATCAACGGAGTCCATGCCGCGTAGAGCGACATCGCCCCACGCGTCCTGGGCGACGACGATCATGGGATAGACGTCGAGGCTGGTGCCGGTCGTGCTGTACAAGCCGGTACCGGCCACCGCCCCGCCAGCATCCGCATAGGCGGCTAGCTCGGGGGAGACGATGAAGCGGAACCGATCGGCCGAACCCAGCTCCATCTCATGTACGACCTTGCGCTGGCCGTACTCTGAGACATGGACGAAGCCGGGCAGGTCGCGGATGTCCGTCTCGGCATCGGTATGGCAGAACACCAGGTAACCAGCTTCCACCGGAGCCGTGTTGAAATTGGCGCTGGGGGCGAGAATGGAGGTGATCAGCTTGCCGTGATTGGACAGCAGATTACGAGCCACCTTGCGCAGTAAGGGTAAGGTGATCTTGCCTACCACAGTGGTGCGCGATGTACCGCCGGAGTAGAAGGCATTGGTGCACGCCTTCAACTGGCCATAGCGGATCATCTCACGCACCAAACCCATGCGCTCGCCGGTCTGCTGCTTCATCTCCATGGGGATGTCGTCTTCGTACATATCCACGGTTTTGTCGCTGACAGCGTACAAGCAGGCGTACTGCTGGAGCTGCACGCTTACGTCGACCGGGGTGATGGTGTCGGCGGTGGGCGTCACACCTTCCGTGGTGATGTGCGCAGCAGCAGTGATTGACATGCGGTTCTGCGTGTTGGCGTTGGTGTTTGACGCGCCGTAGGGGATATACCGGCGATAGACCACGGTATCGCCGTTGTTGCGGGGCATCTTCTTGTTCTGGCCGGTGATGCCCAGAACCTCTACCGGTACAGCATGGGCGAGGATTTCGCCCTTGAATTTGTTAATACGACCGGCATTTAAGCCGTAATTTTGAATAGCCATGGTTTGCTTTCCTTATGCTGTTTTGACACCTCGCACGCCGTTAAAACCTGCCTCAAAGGCATCGTTTTCAGACGGGAGCATGTCGGAGCCTGTACCACGCGGCTGGGCTGCTTGCCTCAACCGCTCTTGTTTGTTGTCCGGTTTTTCTCCGCTTGCTAGCTTGGGCTTGCCGGACGTTTTCGCCTTCCACTCATCGAAGGCATCGAAGTGACTGTTGATGGCGTGCGGGTCCCATGACATGGAGAATTCCTTAAGGGCTTCCTCGGGCATCTGGGACTTGAACAGGGCAAAATCGGGCGTCTCCATCTCGTCACGCCAGCCGGGACGGAGAAAATTCATTACACCTTCGGCGACGCCGGCATTGACGCTGTCGTTGACCGTGGAGGTGACTTGACTGGTGGCGGCCGCAACAGCTTCGTTGATCTTGTCATCAACGCTCTTTCCGTCCTTGACGCCCATGGCCGCCGTGATACCGGCAGTGATGGAATCCGCCAAGTCGGGATACTCCTCGTAGAGTTGCGAGAACGCCTGTTTTGGATCGAACGCGGGGGCGGCCGGTTTAGCGGCGGCCTCTGCTTGTGTCCTCTCCTGGAGGGTTCGGTTCAGTTCACCAATCTTCCCGAACAGCCGATCGGTCGTTTGCTTGAAATCCGCCTCGATCTGGTCGACCTTGGAGGCCTTGGCCAAGAGCCCGCGCAACTGCTCATCGGAGAGGCCGGCGACTGCGCTACGCGCATCGCTAGTGTCTCCAGCACCTGGGGCTGCATTGCCTTGAGCACCATCACCCGCATTTGCGGGTTTTTCACCTTGGTCACCAGTCTTTCCTGCATCGGCGCCATCATTTGGTTCGGTCTTGGCGGGCTCCTCAATGGGTTTGCCCGTGAATCCCGCTTCAAACTGCGCCTGAGCTTCGGCTTCGGATATCTGCTTTTCAGCATCACTCCCGGTGTTCTGGTCGTTCTGCTCCGTCTGCTGTTGGTTTTCGTTTGCCATTGTTTTGCCCATAAAAAAGGCCCCGTATGGGGCCTTGTTTTCACACTAGCGGAGGGAGTTAACCGTCCGCTTCCTGCACCGGGTCCGGCGTGTCGCTTGCCAGAGCCAGTAAATTCTTTACTTCGGCTATGCGTCCCCTGAGTTTTGCGGTCACATCAGGAGTCCGGTCGCCTTCGAGCATCGTGCGCAGCGTCAATATATGCGCCTCGTAATGCGCTTCAATCTTCTTCCATAATGCGGAGTCGCGCTCTGCTGGGGTCAGCGTGGGTTTAGCCATTGACCACCTGCGGCATCGGCTGTCCCTGGACGGCCCCATTTACTGCTGGGGCCGGCGCCGTCGGCTTGGTTGGGGTATTCGCTCCGGGCATGCCACTCAGTTGCGCATCGGCAACGAGGATGTCCACGGCGTGCTGAGCGCCTTTGGCGAGCAACGTCGTCTTGTTGGTCTCGTCAGCTATCTTTTCTTTGGTGGCATTGTTGGCGTCCGCGATCGACTCCGCGCTCTGGAACCTACGCTCAAGCTGGGCTTGAGCAATCGTGGCCTGCTGCTGCATCTGCTGCTCGGCCAGCTGTTGCTCCTTAGCGGTCATCTCGATCCTAGATGGATCGATCTTGTTCATCTTCAGATACTCGACTCCCCAGCGCTTCGCGCTCAACCCAAAGGCCGGATTGGCGACGATATTAGCCATCCCCATGATGGCGCGCTTCTGGATGTCCAGGTCCACGAGATACCCGGAACCGCGGGCGTCTACCTCGAAATCGCCCTTCACGGACTCGTCGCCATACATCATGATCCACTCGTAATAGCGGCGCATGTGAGGCTCGGTGATCCGGTCATCGTAGATTCTGGCGATGCGCCGCAGCACGATATTGCTGTTGTTCGTGGCCAGGACCTGCCCGCCGTAGGTATCGGGAGTCCCCGGGCCCGTCATGCCTTGCAACAGCATGGCGATGCCGGTCGTCTGTTCAGCCATCTTCAAGGCGAACTCGACGATGTTTAGAAGCTGCTGCTGATTGATCGGGAACTCGACAGACATGAACGCTTTTTCAACGTCCACTAGGTCGACTACCGCGGGGTCGGCCTCCCAAATCTTCCGAGGCGTGATCTCCCATACTTTATCCATGGGTGTGACCACGCCCTTCAACACGATGATCTGAGGACCTGACGCCAGAGAGGCGTTGTCATTCATGTTGCGGGTGGCGGAGTTGACCATCCGTTGTGGGATGTCGATCTGCTTTGCAACGCCGATACCCCAGGGCATGCCGACCCGGCGCTGCCACACAAAGAAGTCGAACGGGATTTCGCCGCTTTCAAGGTGCGACTGTGCGATCTTGATGATGCGGCCATTGACGATGGTGGCAACAACGTCCAGAAAATCCTGATATTGCGTGTCAGTATTTCCGTAGAGGGACTTCATGTCTTCGCCGGCGATTTGCCCGTAGAAGTACCAGACCTCATAGCGATCATCGTCCAGCGTATGCCGGACGTCGTTTATGACGTTTGTTTTGTTCGGCCCTTCTTGGATAACAAGAGCAATCTGATCGTCGAGATAACCGGGTTGACCCTTCAGTTCGCGCAACTGCTTGGCGCTCAGCCGGTCGCGCTCATAAAAGTAGCTCCCATTCTGCACATATTCGCCACACGCCGGATCTGGGAAACAATCCCACGGACTGACGCAGACCGTGTTTGGGCTGATCTCCTGCATGGCGACAACCGTCATGCTCTTGTTGTCCTGCGCCATCGAGGCCTTGATCCGCTTACGGCTTATCGGGATGGGTCCCTTTAACACGCCAGTACCCATCCTGGCGCCGTCCTCGATGAGCTTGCGTCCTTCTCCATGGAATTGGCAGGCAATCAGCCACTCGTCGATCTGTGCCTGGGCGGAATCGGCGCGCTGCTTGACTTCATCCAGCTTGGCCTGCGCCAACTGCCCCACTGTCTGGCCCTGCTGGTTGATAACTACCTGCTTATCCAGCAATTGCTCAAGCTGCTCAATACCTCCTGGGCGCAAGGCAAAGTTTCGGTCATCGGTGGGAAACAGCATGTCAGCCACGCGCGCCGATGCCGCGTCAACGTAGGGCCTGGTGATGTTCAGGAACGCGACGGAACGGGTAAGCGACGTCTTGCTGGCGTTGAACGTCGTTCCGCCGGAAGACGTCGTGGGCTTGTTCATCCGCGCCATGACCGGCTGCTCGTAGGCGCGGTTGGCGTCGTCTATGCCCTCATATGACTCTTCGCACCGAACCCATTCATCCTCGATGCCGAGCTGATTGCGGTAGTCGATTGCCCGTTTGCGCTTGTCCAAAAGGACCGTGGTCAACTGCTGAACGCGCGACGACATCTCTTCTTTGCGCCGCTGCATTTCGGCGAGTATGTCCTCGTGCGCAATACCCGCACCTTGATCCTGGATCGTATTGTCCATCAGGCCCCGTATTGAATGGCGGTGAGATTAACTCCGCCGGCGGCCGTGAACATCAGGCGCATGGCGGTGATCGGGACCAGATAGGAACCGTCGGCGTTCGCGGTTTTCCCCGTGACAACGGAATGCGTAAACGCCGTACCATCACCATATTGATGCTGCACGCTGTAATTCGGGGACCCGCTAGCCACCAGGCAGCCAAAACCGACGGCGAATTGACCAGGATTTTCCTTGAAATACTTCCATCCGGACACTGATCCCGCAGCCCAGCCTATATCCATGGTGTCGGCACCGATTGTCGCGCTCGGCGTGACGGAGATGACGCTACCGAAATACTTCGTGCTGGTAACCGTGGCTGTGCCGGCCGGAAGGTTCAGAGTCTCCGTCTGCACATTGCCATCGCCATCAGTTCCCACGATAGTCGCCGTTTTCGCGCTGTGGTCTGTCGCAGAATCGTTGTGGATGGTCACAAGGTGCGCTAAAGAATCACCAGAGGTGGTGGCTGTCAACGTCCATGTCGCACCGGTGACGTTGCTAGCGAACCCGGTCGTGTTAGCGGCTACTGAAGTGGCTGAGATAGATGTCTTCATGTCGGTTCCTGTGGTTAGCTTCCCATCATGCGGTCCAATGGTTCAAATGGCGTGGTCTTGGCTTCGCGCCCCATCGGCTTGACGATGGCCTTGCGCTTCATCATTAGCGCATAGCGAGCAGCGGAGATAATGTCATCGGCGACCTTGACGATCTTGCCGTCCTTGCGGTGATACAGCCGAAACTCCTCGAAGAACAGGCTTAGGTGATCAAAAACCTTAAATCTTCCCGTCTTCATCCGGTCGAGCATCTCCGTGACGCCTGCTTCGAGACCATTCCCGCCATCCTCGAAGGTCGCCCTGCTCCTCAGCATGTGAAGTCCCTGCGCCTTGTATTGCTTAGCGAGTTCCTCACCGCTGCCTTTGTCATGCTGTAATCCGTCGTGCGGCCACGCCACTGGCAACCACCAGCCCCATGCTTTCACGGCGGCGGCATGGACAACCGGTGTCTGGAGGCGTTCCCGATAGACGTTGACGACATACCAGATGTCGGCATCACGGTCCCATGCGCAGTGCCCGGCGCCAAACGGGTGGTCATAGCCGAAGTCGATACCCGTGATCTGAGGCCAGAACGCCGGTATCTTGAACGCCGGCACCTTGATGGATGCTTCATCGACTGGAAACACAAGCCCGCTCCCTAGAACTGGAATACCCTTGCTGCGCGCCTGGCGCTGATATTCCGGAGTGCTGTCCAGAAGCTCGGCCTTTGCCCGCTCAGACAGATGCGGGACATCATCACTAGTCCCACCCGGCCATGACGAGATACTTGGACGGCGATACTTCAGGCATCGTCCACTCGTCACGGCCAGATGGGCCGCGCTCCTTTCTTCATGTTTTTGACCGCAGTGATGATCTGCAAATTTCCTGGCTCATGCTTGCCGCCTAAGCTTAAAGGGACCATGTGATCTACGTGGTACTCAATCCCCGTTATGCGCTGTAATGCCATGGCCTGTTCATAAATCATCTTGATCGAATCACAATCTTCTAAACTGGTCCCCGCGCGTTGCCTAGCCTTGCGCCTGCGCTGCGCCGTGGCTTTCATTGCCCGGAAAGCTGGATCATGCTTCTGGCGATGTTGCGTATACTCTGCCACCTTGTCGCGATTGCGGTCCTTCCAATTCAACGAGGTGGCACGATCCATAGCACCTTTCACTGGATCGGTATACCGCTGCTTCCTTCGTTCTCTTGAGCATGGCTTGCACCTAGATTCATAGCGGGTGCTTTCCTTACCTTGTTTGGTAATGTAACCATATGCCGAAAAATCCGACAAAGGTAACGAGCGGCCACAGATAATGCAGGCCTTCTCGCGCGATGGGTTATGCCAATGAGAGACTTCAGGCATCGCCCATACCCGGAACGCCCTTGGGCAGGAACGCCAAGACGGTTTCGGTGACGCCTTCGAGCGGCGTGAATGTCATGTACACCAGGCCGTCAGTGGTCATGGTCCGGATCAGGCACTCGGCGTAAATGGCAAATTCCGGCTCTTCATCGAGCCAGATTAAGTCCTGCTCCGTTCCCTCGAAGGCACCGCGGCCCTGCTGATAACTCTTGAGCCCGACGGTTGACCACCCGCCGCTCTTGTAGGCTACCTTGACGGTATCGGCCAAGTCGGAGACACCCCGCTTCCAAGTGATTTCTCCGATCGCATCGCCGGGGATAAGGCCAGTGCCGCTGAAGCGCTTGCTGGGTCCGCTTCCTTTTACCTCGCCGAATAGCTTGGCCTGAATGATGTCGCGGGTCGTTTCATTTGTCTTTCCCGCCACCCAGCCTTTCACCGGATCGATGAACTGCGCCCCTGGCCACCATATGGGGTAATCTCCGGTGACATGCAGTGCGGTCTCATATCCGCCGGCGCCCTCGGTCTTACCTATACGATTGGCCGCCATAAAACAGCGCTCGCGGTATCGCGCGCCTGCGGTGAAGAATTCCATGTGCTTCGGGTACAACTCACGTCGCAGTGGGCCGGTATCCGGAAAATAGTCGTGGATCCGGCTCCGCGCCAGCTTCTCCTTGGTATCAGTGAGAAGTGCGGATTGGGCTTCTGGCGGTAGCGCTTCGAGCCAACTGAGATCCGATAAGTCCACTCAGCTTTTCCTCGATGAGCTTCAATGTTTCACGGGGAACACCATCCAATACCCCAGGGTGGCGCTGGCTGTTGTCCTTCTCGAATAGCCCCTCAATTTTCGAGGCCTTTTCAAGGGCGGAATTCTTGTCCCAGAATTTATATTCAACCTTGCCATCGGCGTCGATCTTGACCGACGCGACCGCAGCCGCAGTGTCGTCATCAAGCTCGTGCGGGAGCTTGAGTCTTCCATCAGGGTGGAAGAGTGATCTAACGTCAGATGAGAGCAGCCGCGATATCTCATTCAGTATCCGCGCCGTATCCAATTCGCTGACCTTGGCTACAGATTTCCTAATTTCTTCAATCCTCCCCCTAACCTCCCCCTTTGAAAGAAGCTCGCTCGCCTTCTTGTGTATCGTGGTCATTGCCATTTTTGAGGCGTCATAAGCAGCGCGATAGGCGGCGCTGGCATTACCAATCCTAACGTACTCCTGGCAGAATTTTTCTCTCTTGGGCGTCAGCATGTCACCACAACCTCATCAACCGAGCGAACAACGCCATCGGCGATCTCTTGGAGGCGAGACCGCACCCAATCAGCCCATTGCCGACGCTCAATCTCAATTC